CCGTCTGATCGCTTAGGCAACGGTCACTGATGAGACAGCCTACTAACGAACTGAAAGGACAATCACATGGATAAGAAAACCATCTTAAAAAAGCTTAAAGCATTCAGCCAACGCACCGTTGAAAATGGCTGCACCGAAGCCGAAGCACTAGCAGCCGCTCAGGCCATGCAAGGGCTGCAAGAAAAATACAACCTGACCTTAACTGAACTCGACATTACCCAAACCGAATATGTCGAGGAAAAATTTAGCTTAGGAAAAAAGCGGAGGCATCCAGTATGGTGCGCTCTCTATGGTCTACAAAAATTCTGCGAGGTGCGGATCATAGGTCATGGCGGCGGCGTTCTGATCTTCGGTGAACGGCATAAAGTTGATGCAGCAACCTACTTGATCAGCGTCATGCAGTCGGCAATGGAACTGGAATTTCTGCGGTATAAATCCAGCCCAGATTATGCCGAGGAAAGCTTTTACCATCACGCTAGAACTATTCGCTCAAGCTTTATGAACAGCATGGCATATCGCCTAAGTAAGCGGCTGCTAGAGATGCACGAGGAAAGCCGCTCGAAAGTTGACCAGCCAGCCGCCTCTAACGGCACTGCGCTGGTGGTGATGGCTGACAATGCCTTAGCCGAAGCCCACGCTAAAAAGCACCCGCACCTCAGATCATCAAGCGGTCGGCAATCCAGAGCCGCTGGCGCTGGTCAGGCTGGTGCAGCAGCCGCCAACCGTGTGGGCCTTAGAACAGGCGTATCAGGCGGCGGCTCATCACGGCGGCTCATAGCCTGATGAACAACCAACCAACCAGCGTGCAAATCATGGGGCGGCTCTTAGGGGCCGTCCAAACAATCACAATTTTTTTGGTAGTTTTAAACGCTGCCAATTTTCTGAAAGGAATATTCTAATGGATAAACTTTATTTTGAAGCTGGCGGTGTCAGCCAATGGTGCGCAACCGTCCAAGTAAACGACGATGAGATGATGCGCGGTTGCATTTGCCATGAGGGCGGCAACAATGTTGAAATAAATAAGCTGGTTGCCGATGAAATCGGGCTTGTGAAATCACGCCGCAGTGTTTTCTGGGTCGGGGCTTGATTATGGATCACCTGACGCATGATCAAATTATATCTCTCAGCCATATCCACGCTTGGCACAATGTCGAGCAGCCGTTGTGTGAATTTCTGCTATCAGCCCAGCCTCAACTAGGTTTTAACGATGGCAGTGTGATGGTGAACACCGGCCTGATGTGGGTTGGCGTTGAGGCTGACGGTTCGAGGCACACCTGAATAAACCAGCCCAAACAAACAACTGAGAGCAGCCCTTCGGGGCTGTTTTTTTATGCCGTAAGCTCAAAACGCAATAGCCCCTCAGAGGCGATATAAGGCCGCTGGGTAAGGCAAACGGTTTCCACGCACACATATACCCAGAATGTTTACCCCTACTCAGTGGCGCTTATATTGGCTCTCAGAGCATATAGCTAATTGGTACGAATGCCACTCAGAAGGCCACAGAAGGCCGCACAGTGGCGAAAGGATCAAGCTGCTGGCTGGGGTTCATGGGCTGATGGAAAGGCGCTCTGGCTGGCTGCTGGTGTGAGGTGCTGATGTGGGCTGATCAAAAGAGGCTGGGATGATGCACCGCGTTGCCCTTCGCCCTTCGGTCTGGAAACCGTCACCAGCAGCCAGCGGCCCTGCGCTGGGCTTCGAGCAGCCGCCGATTTGCCCCAAGATTTCAGGCCCAAGGCAATTTGTCGCAGTTTTTGCTACAATTCTTTTAGCCAATATTCCCTAAGCCCTTAATTTTATTGATTTTTTCTGGCTCGAACTGCGATCTATTTATTAACAGGTCCAGTAATTAATCAATGTTTTCAATGACTTAGATATTCTGCTCAAAAATCGGCTGCTCTGGGAAATTTCTTCGAGGGGGGATGCGACTGCCACCCACCCCCGTCACGGTTACGTATACAACCACGGCCTATTTTTGGGATTTTGCACCTGTAAATGGCTCCAGCACATTCTGTGAGAAATATTATTTCGTAAAGCTACTAAGCTGGATAATTATTTTAGGTATATTACGCATGTAAAGCAAATAGGGGTTGCATTACTAGGTGGCGTACTATATGTTGTATTCAGCCAATCCATAAACACTTAGTTATGGAACTACTATGTCAAATGATATTGGACATGATGGCCTTATCTTCGAGGACGGATTACCATTCTTTATAGATCACGACTTACAGGTCGATGACTCAGGTATGCTAATCATACAGTCTACGATTGAGGCTGGACTAGAGAAGGCAGTCGTTAGAAAGCCCTTCTACGAGATCACTGAGTTTATGACAGACGATACTGATCTCACATACGGAGAACTATACTCAGTAGCCCACGCACTCCAGCAGGAGGCTGAGAAGCTAAGGGAATTAGCAGTGTTAAAGGAAGACAGCGAACAGAATGTAGCTGACCTCTTTGATACTGACTATGATCCAACAGCCTAATCTTTTTGGCTGGGAAGATGAAAGTCTTCCAGAAGACGCTATAAGATGTCGGCACTGTTCTCAGGTTAAGCCTAGAGAAGCCTTTAGGCTGTATAGAAGAGCTACTGGCGATAGAGAGTGCAGAAGCACCTCATGCAAGGAATGCCAGAAGCATAATAACCGTGTAGTGAATACTATTCGGAAGACGGCTCCCCCTACGCCTGATCATTGTCAGTGCTGTGGTAAGCCTGAAAAGAAACTGGTTCTGGATCATTGCTACGAGACAGAGACATTTAGAGGTTGGCTGTGTTCACACTGCAATCTATCCATTGGTCTTCTTGGCGATGATTTAGAAGGTCTACAGAAGGCTATAGATTACCTGAAGTCATAGCGGCTATTCGTATTATCTGGGTACTACCTGTCTCCTTGAAATGGTATAATGTGTTATATTATTACAATGGAGACTATTATGTTTAAACGCCTTATTAAATCAATTGAGAAGTACCAGACACGCAGAGTAGCATTCTGGCAGTTAAGTAATATGAGTGACAGAGAGCTTAGAGACATCGGCTTGAATCGGGCAGACATCTACAGAGTTGCCCATGAGGAGTAGGGTCGGGGCAGACTACTTAAAGTAAATTACTTAAAGTAAACTACTAGAGAGCATAGGGTATATATATAGTATACCGCTCAACCGACAATTCATTATATCAATAAAACAGCCTCTTGTCAACCTAATTGTTTTTAAAATAGTTTAATTAAGGGGTTGACTAATGCCACTATAAAGTGGTACAATGTAGGGGTTAAGATGAAATGGGTGTTTGGTTCACACTTAGATCATAACTTTCGGGAAAGCTGGCTGGAGATTTTTCCTCCTGTTTTTATCTCCAGCCAGCAACTTATCAATGTCATTCAATCTATATTACATCAGGGCGGCTATCCAAAGCCGTACAGGTCAGGTTCTTAAATTTGACCGAATACGTCAGTTACTTCTTGAGGAAGGTTTGATCTCCAAGAAGGAGCTTAAAGATAATCCCTTAGCGCGTGAGTTTGATGGCTACGGCAGGTACTTTGCCACTGAGGAGTACACTGTAGACGTACCACCTAATCCAAGAATGCTAATAACAGAGTTACTGGAAACTGAATTTGATGAAGAGGCAGTATAAGTAAGATGGCAGAGAAAAAGAAAAAACCTAGTAAACTAAAAAGGACTGCGGCAGGGGCGCAGCAAATGGGTTCTACAAAAGATTGGGAAGCCTTAAATAAACGTGTTCAAAAAGATTTAGATAAAGTTATTAATGGTACAATGACACTTACTGAGTTTAAAAAGAAATATGGTAAGTCTGCATCCCAAACTCAAGTTATGCTTCAGGCAGCTAAATCTGCTGCTGAATCTAGGGATGCAAAAAAAGACCCTAAGTATAAGGGGCATAAAAAAGATATGGATAAAAATGAAAAGTATTGGGATAAACAAGCCAAAGAATACAGAAAAAAAGGCTATGCCTCTGGTGGCATGGTTAATTCCCGTACAGGTGCGGCTGATTACCGTAAGGGTGGCCTGATATTAAATACTACAGATAAAAGAAAGAAGTGATGTGGTTAGGTATTCTTCTAGCTTGTACCTCTCCGCAGGATATTACGACCTGTGATGTTAAAGCTTATATGAAGAATGCCTTTGCTTCGAGGGAAGCTTGTGTATCTGAAATGGATGCTGCCGCTAAGTATGCAGCTACTATCGGCCTTATAGCTCGGCCTTATTGTTTCTCATTTAAAACCAAAAATATTTAATTACTTCGGAGCAGTCCAATTTTAGCTGAGACTTTGGCTGTCGTTAGTGCAGCGAATGCGGCGATAGGTCAGGTTAAGACCTTAATCGGGCATGGAAAAGATATAAGTGGGATGGGCAAGCAGTTGGGCGCTATCCTGACTGCCGAAGAAACTCTCAAGGCACAGGGCGAGAGTAAGAAGCGGTCCCTCTTCTCTCAAGCGCTTGGTAAGAATGAGGACTCTTTTGAAGAGTTCATGCAGCTTGAGAAGATACGGGAAGCCCGTAAGGAAATTGAGTCCATGATGCGGATATACGGTCGGGCAGGACTGTATGGGGATTGGATAAAATTCCAAGTAGAGGCTCGTAAGAAGAAGAAGGAAGAAGCTGAAGAGAGGGCCGCTGCACGGGAGAAGTTGGTGAATATATTTCAGTGGGCAGTGGCGATAATAATTGTCTTCGGTATGTCTTCGGGACTGCTCTACTGGGCTTGGGTTAACCGTGCCACTTAATACCCTGATTTCTCATTTTGAACTACCTAGAATGCCATTTAATACGCATGAGAATGTTATCTTTGAAGCAGAAAGACCACCAGCATTCAAACAGGTAGAACCATCAGGAATACCGATTGCAACAATGGACCCCACTAAGGTTCAGCAGACTGAAAGCCTCACCCGTATGAGGAAGTCGTATGATGAGGCTCAGAGGCAAGTACAGGCAGCGTCTTACGATAAGATGGGCCACCGCAAACAAAAATATCTAGAAGGCCAATTGGTGGGCATTGAAGTATGAGCGAAGAACGTCTGACGATAATAGACAGGGATGGAAATCCACCTACGCCGAAGTCCTATAAGAATAGGCAGAAAGCGGCATTAGCTGAGTTTGCATCTGGTTTTTCTCATAAAAAAGTCAAGAAGAAAAAAATACCAGAGAAGAAACTCCATATAAATAGTGGGTATTTTTTGGGGTATTTTAAATGAGCGAAGAACGTCTGACGAGGATTGAGGACAAGTTGGACAAGGTGTCTGACGCAATAGTGAGTTTGGCTCGTATGGAAGAGCGTATGATTACGTTGTTCAAGAGAATGGACAACTATGAGGAAGATCAGAAACTGGTCTGGGAGAAGATCAGGGCGCTGAATGATGTTACTACTGCTAGAGGACACTTTCTAAGATTTGTGGAGCGTATCTGGTGGATATTTCTGACGGCAGCAGTGGCCTCCGCATTTATATATTTTAGAGGATAATATGGCTGAAGAACGAGAATACACAGATAAGCAGCTAATGTTCCTTGAGGCTCTAATGTCTGAGGAGTGCAGAGGCAACATCAGGAAGGCTATGAATGTAGCTGGTTATGCTGAGAGTACTTCCAGCACGGTGGTCGTGTCTGCACTGAGGGACGAGATTACAGACAAGGCTTCCATGATGCTGGCTATGAACGCCCCTAAAGCTGCTTGGGGTATGGTTGATGTGTTGGATGATCCAAGTGCAATGGGCGCTAGGAATGCTATCGCAGCAGCCTCTCAGATACTGGACCGCACTGGCCTGATTAAGAAAGAGCAGGTCGAGGTCAAGAACACAGGCGGTGCGATGTTTATATTGCCACCGAAGAGCGAAGATTGAGCATTTGGTTAAATAAGACCAGACCCAACAAGACAGCCAAGATACCATACGCATACAAGGCATCAGAGGACGATCCCCTAGTCTTGGTAGCTGATGAGGAGAAGGCTGCTCTCGTAGAAGAGGCCTTGGACTATCTCGAAGAGGGTCACTCCACCCGTAAGACGGCTGAGTGGCTTACGTCCAAGACAGGCGACAAGATATCCCATCAGGGTATTATACATATTTGGAAGGCTCGTAGGGGCAAGGATTCAGATAACCCCTCTAAGCGGCTCAAGCAGCTTGCCAAGGAAAACCGCAAGAGAAAGCCCAAGACTAAGGAAGATAAGACCTTAGCAGCGGCAAAGCGCAAGCAGACAGACGCAAAGCGCAGACTGACATTAGCCAAGAAGAAGCTTGAGGAGCTACAACCTGCTGAAGAGTTGGATACGTCTAACTTAGACTTCTCAGTCATAGAGAGCGAGAAGCAGAAGCAGGAAGTCATCTTCGCTCCGAATGAAGGGCCACAGACTGAGTTCTTGGCTGCGTCAGAGAGAGAAGTTTTATACGGAGGTGCTGCTGGGGGTGGTAAGTCGTATGCGCTACTAGCAGACCCAATGCGTTACTTTGGCAACCCTAATTTTAATGGGCTTATACTGAGGCGTACTAATGATGAACTCCGCGAACTTATTTGGAAGTCTCAAGAGCTTTATCCTAAAGCCTTTAAGGGCGCTAAATGGGCTGAGAAGAAATCTCAGTGGACGTTTCCTAGCGGCGCTAAACTCTGGCTTACGTACCTTGAGAGGGATCAAGACGTACTTCGTTACCAAGGCCAAGCGTTTTCGTATGTAGCCTTCGACGAACTCACTCAGTACCCCACTTGCTTCCCGTGGGTATATATGAGGAGCCGCTTACGTACCACAGACCCTGACCTTCCGACCTACATGAGGGCGACTACCAACCCCGGTGGAAATGGTCACGGTTGGGTTAAAAAAATGTTTATTGACCCTGCCCCTGCCAATACAAAGTTTGTGGCAAAGGACTTAGAAACGGGAGAAGACTTAGTCTATCCAGAGGGCCATGAGAAGGCTGGAGAGCCACTTTTCTACAGTAGATTTATACCAGCCAGCCTCAAGGATAATCCCTACCTGATGGACGGCGGTCAGTACGAGGCTAACTTGCTGTCTCTTCCTGAGATGCAACGTAGGCAGTTACTTGAGGGAGATTGGGCAGTTGCAGACGGTGCTGCGTTTTCTGAGTTTAGATCAGCAGATCATGTCGTTGAACCTTATGACATACCGACTGATTGGCGTAGGTTTAGATCGTGTGACTTTGGATATAGCTCATATAGTGCAGTTCACTGGTTTGCTATTGATCCGAATTACAACACCCTAGTCAATTATAGGGAATTGTACGTCAGCAAGCATACTGGGAGAGACCTAGCCAAGGCCGTAATGGAAGCGGAAGGCTCAGAGCGCATAGAGTACGGGGTCTTGGACAGTAGCTGCTGGCACAACAGGGGGCAGATAGGCCCATCAATAGCCGAAGAAATGATTTCTATGGGCTGTAGGTGGAAGCCAAGCGACAGGACTAACGGCGCAAGGATAGCTGGCAAGAACCGAATGCACGAAGTCCTCAAAGTAGACGAAGACACGGGCATGGCTGGGTTGGTTTTCTTCAATACCTGCCGACAGATTATTGCTGATCTGCCCGTAATCCCCTCAGACCCCAGAGGATCGGACGATATAGACCCCCGATACGCCTCAGATCACGCATACGACAGCGTTAGATACGCAGTTATGAGCAGACCTAAAGCCTTCTCGCCCTTCGATTGGGGCCACGGCGTTCCACAACAGAGTTGGCGACCTGCTGACGCAACATTTGGGTACTAAATATGGCATTGATGGACAAACCCTTACCTGAAGACGTTACGGATACTGACGTTGCAGTACCCTTGGAAGAAGACGGGAATGTTGAACATGAGAATATTTCCTATTCTGGGGCAGTTGCCTTCGTAAATAGCCAGTACAACCGCTCGAAGGACGCAAGACGCTCAGACGAAGACCGCTGGTTGGACGCATACCGCAATTATCGCGGCCTATATTCCAGTGAAGTGCAATTTACGGAGACTGAGAAGTCAAAAGCCTTCGTTAAGATCACTAAAACCAAAGTTCTAGCCGCCTATGCCCAGCTAGTAGACGTATTATTTGCAGGATCAAAGTTTCCGCTTGGGATTGAGGCCAGTAAGTTCCCTAAAAACGTAGCTGGCGAGATTAGTTACAACCCAAATGAGATTACCACTGAAGCAGTTAAGGATAAAGTCGGCGTAGACTACGATGTACCTAAATCTGTAGTGCGTCCAGACATTGCGAAAGACTTAGGCATCTACAGAAACAAGCTGAAGTCTGTTGAAGACAGTCTAGAGCTAGGCGCAAACAATATTGAGGGTGCGGTTATCTATGAGCCAGCCAAAAGAGCGGCTCAGAAGATGGAAAAGCTCATGCACGACCAGTTGGATGAGACTGACGCACCCAAACACCTTAGATCGGTAGCTTTTGAGTGCTGTCTCTTCGGAACAGGGGTCTTTAAGGGTCCATTTGCCCAAGACAAGGAATATCCGCGCTGGGATGCCGAAGGAAATTACGATCCTGTCTTTGAAACCATCCCAAAGATGGAATACGTGTCCTGCTGGGACTTCTACCCTGACCCAGACGCAAGAAATATGTCTGAGGCAGAGTTTAGCGTACAGAGACACCGCCTAAACCGCACTCAGATGCGTACACTCAAGAAGAGACCCCACTTTCGGCCTGAAAGCATCGAATTAGCGATTGAGTACGGGGCAGACTACCAGAGAGAGTACTGGGAAGACGCTCTGGAAGACGATTCAGTATCATCCACAATGGACCGCTTCGAGGTTCTGGAGTACTGGGGCATTCTGGACACAGAACTGGCTGAAGAGGCCGACATTGAGATACCAGATGAGTTGTCTGAGCAGGATGAGGTTCAAGTCAACATCTGGGTAAGCAATGGTCAGGTTCTCAGGCTGGTACTGAACCCCTTCACCCCAACCCGTATACCCTACCTCTCAGTACCCTATGAGCTTAACCCATACAGCTTCTTTGGCATTGGCGTAGCTGAGAATATGACAGACACCCAATTGCTGATGAACGGCTTTATGCGGATGAGCGTAGACAACGCAGCACTCAGCGGAAACTGCATATTTGAGGTAGATGAAACTAACCTAGTTCCGGGCCAAGACATGACTATCTATCCGGGGAAGGTCTTCAGGAGACAGGCAGGAGCGCCCGGACAGGCCATCTTCTCTACGTCACCTAAAAACACCTCACAAGAGACCATGTACCTCTTCGACAAGGCCCGTCAGCTTGCAGACGAGGCCACAGGCATCCCATCATATTCTCACGGTTCTGGCGCTGTAGGTGGCGTTGGAAGGACTGCCAGCGGTATGTCTATGCTGATGGGTGCAGCCGCTCAAAACATCAAGGCAGTGGTACGTAATATTGATGACTACCTGCTGGGGCCGCTGGGCCGAAGCCTCTTCAGTTTCAATATGCAATTCAACTTCGACAAGGAGTTTATTGGAGACCTCGAAGTCAAGGCCAGAGGCACAGAGAGCCTGATGCGGAATGAGGTACGTAGCCAGCGACTACTCCAGTTCATGCAGATGACTGCCAACCCGTCTATGGCCCCATTTGTGCGCTACGATTTCATTCTCAGGGAGTTGGCTGCTTCTATGGACTTGGATGAAGACAAGATACTTAACGATCCAAGAGAGGCAGCTATCCAGCAGAAGATGATGGCAGAGATACAAGCTCTCATGCCCCAGCCCCCTGCCCCACCTCAAGGAGCAGCCCCTGAAGGTGGCCCACCCCCAGTAACAGACCCGACAGGCAACGGTAATGGAAATATAGCTGCTGGAGCAGCCCCAGAGCCAGACGCAGCAGGTTTCACGGGCGGCGGCGGTGGAGCTAACGGTGGCAATGTCCCACCCCAGCAACCGCAAGGAGTTATCCAATGAAGTACTGCAAGCCCTGCAAAACGAAGATGAAGTGTAACAAAGCTGGGAAGTGTCTGAAGAAAAGATAATGGATAAAGAATTTTATCGCGCCCTGCTTCCATTGGTCAACGACAAACAGGCAATGGAAATTTTAGAGGGATACGCAGTTGATCGTATTCGCGCCCTACACAATGCACTCGAACAGGCGCAGAGCCTAGAGGCGGTTAGATCGCTTCAGGGCCGTATTTCTGAATTACGTAGATTTAAGACGCTTCGTGAAGAAGTATTGAAGGGTTCTGAGTAATGGGTATTTATGAACGTATTTTTGGGTCTGATGATACCGCACAGGTTGATGCTGTAGATAATCTTGAAGAGACAGGCATGTACGGGTGGACTGCGGCTGCGGCGGCAGATGAGGCCATGAAACACGCGGTAGACGTTCCTGTGATTACTTGGAAGGACGTAGGCAATGTAGCCCTAGACTTCACCCCCGTAGTTGGAGACATCAAAGGCGGCTACGAGACAGTAGCCATGATTGGTGAAGAACTAGAGAAGGATGACCCTAACTGGTATCTCATAGGAGCTATGGGCGGCATAGGTGGGTTGGCAACTATTGTTGGATTAGTTCCGGGGGCTGGTGATGCTGCACAGAAAGCTCTTATGTCTGGTGCAAGGAGTATTGCAGAGAAAAGCGGTCAACTAGCAGGAGATGTTACTGGAGTAGCCAGAGCCGTTAGAGATGGTGACCTAGAGTTTATAAGGGGTTGGAACTCCCCGTCATCCACTGAAGGTGTGGGGGCAGACGTAAATAGAACAGGGCCATATTATTCCGAAGTTGAAGAGGGTTTTGCTGGACCAAACCTAGTACCAGAGAGTACCCGTAGTGGTTACAAATTAATGCGTAAACCAGAAGAAGGAAGACTAACCTCTCTCTTTGTTAATCAAGATCAGGATGTACCCACAGGTCAGTGGATGGATGCCATTATGCCTGATAATATTTTTACAGCCCCTAATGGTCGTAAATACGCACCAGCATCTACAGGAGACAGTATTCCAATTCCTGATGATGAAACTCGTCAGATGCTTATTGCTACAGGCGCACTACCTAAAGGTTCAACTGCAAAAACCGTTAAGGCTGTAGCTGCAAGGCCCGGACACCATTTGGGAGATGCGCCTAATGCTAATCATATTGGGCCTGAAAGAAACTTAACTGAAGCAGAGTATAATAAGCTAAAAGACTTAGGTTATCCCGTTAAAATAAATAAGAACGGTAGACGGTATATTAAAATCCGTGGTGATGACGAAGTGTGGGTTAGAGCAGATGTTCCTGATGATGTAGACTGGCAGTCTCAGGCTAATCGAAGCGCCAGAGTTAAAAAAGATGGTACAGTAGATGTAAGAACTGCTGAAATAACAGATGAATTACCCAGAGGCGGTAGTTACGACTATAGGCAGAACTCTAATAACAAAGGTAACTGGGTTATCTCTGGGCAGATGAAGGTGCAAGAGGAGTTAGAACGTGAGGCTCTTCAACGCACTAATAAAGAGATGGGTAGACCTCTAGATTCTCCAACCCTGTCTGAACTTGATGCGCTGTTAGAACCTGAAAAAGTACCTGCCACAGTAGCCTCTCAGACAGAAGACTTATTTTCAGGTGCAGATATTGCAGAAATAGCTGCTCAAGGTGATATGCGTGTACCTTATGCCGACCCTACTTTTGGGCCTACAGGGAGACTTTCAACCCGTGTACCAAAAGTAGGTACTCCAAAAACGGGTGGGGAGCGACCCGACCCATCAGTATATGGTGGTGAGCTTACCATAAACAAAGACGTTATGGATGAAGCAGGGACTACCGAAAAAAACATGGAGCTTTTAGCAAGCGGTAGGGAACAAAGTACAGATGTAAACCGAAAGGGTCAGTTAATAATAGACCCTGAGAACAACCCTTATCAAAACATAGGGGATGTTCCATATTTTCCGGGGTTTAAGGTTTTAGAGGGTATGTCTCCAGAGGATAGAGCCAAATTTGTATCGGCAATGCAAAAAGAAAACCTTGAATGGGTTATGAATAAATTACCAAAGGATTTTCAAGACAGGGCAAAACTTTGGTACACAGGGGCAAATAGGTTTTCCGATGAACTGGCTAATAGGTTTGGACTGCCTAGAGCATCAGTATCAGGGGTAATTGCCGCACTATCCCCACAAAAAGATTGGTTCCAAAACGCTTCAATGGCAGAGCGCGTACTAGATGCGGCTATTAACAACAGGACGTTTCCTTGGTCATCTGAAATGACGGCTATACCAAAAAAGTATGATACTTTTCTGACAGGCGGTAGAGGCAAAAATCGTGAAATATGGAAAAGCATAAAAGGTAAGTCTTACGATCAGTTAGAGACCATACCTCAAAAAGCTATGTGGATCAGGGCGTTTGATGAGGCCCATAATCCTAAGACCTATAGGGCTTTAACACCTGAAGGCGATTTAGGGGAAATTATGATAGCCGATACGGGTAAACCTTCCACCGTGGGCTGGGGTTCATTTAACGAAATTGAAAAGGCTGTCGCTGCAATGGAAAGCGGTGGGGATTTTAAAATCCTTTCAGACGCTATGGGTGGGGCGCATAAAGTACGGAACTTCTTCAATAACATAGAAGTACCCTTTTCAGATATGGGTGATGTAACTATCGATACTCACGCTATAGCGGCTGCGTTGATGAGACCCTTAGCTGGTGAAGATAAATTAACTAAGCAAGGATTAGGTCTTGTAGGCGGTAGTACTAAAGCCTCTGGAGCAAGGGGCAATTATGGCTTTATTGCGGATGATTATAGAGAAGTGGCTTCTGATAGAGGGCTTCTACCTAGAGAGGTTCAATCTATTACTTGGGAAGGCGTAAGAGGATTATTTAATAATAAAAGCGATTCAAACAAACGGGCAGTAAATACTATTTGGTCCAAAGTAGATTCAGGGGAGCTAACGCAACAGCAAGCTCTTGATTTAATTGAGTCTGCTATGGGCGGTTTTGCCGACACTACATGGATAAACGAACCTAGACCTAAACGCTCCATCGCTGGGGGTGCAAGTACTATGTTTAATAAAGGCGGTTATGTTGCCCCAGCCGAAGGAAACGGCTTTGCAACTCCAAAATAAGGACATTTTATGGACGCTATTACTAAGCATCATTATCACAACATTGCTCATGGAAAAGCCAAAGCACTGGAGAACGGTGACTTAGCTACAGTACATACCGCCATAGTGAATATAGATGGCGTTGAAACTCTTATCCCTACTGTATGGGATGGGGAGATTGTTGATGTACAGACAGCAACTAAATTTGCCGTTGATAGTGGTATTGCATGGCCTACTCGCACTGGCCCAGAGGCAGTGGCTGAACTAGAAAAATTTGATGCCCAAATACATCAGAATATGAAGGATACTACTACCCCTGAAGAAGCGGAAGCTATTCTTGCTCAAGAAGAAGCCCAAGAAAACAGGTTTAACGGCGGCGGCTTAATGACTTCCCTTCGCCCCAAAGCAAGACCAGCCCCCCTAAGACCACAAGCAAGACCGCCGACCCCAGAGACAGTTCTGACGATGGACGAACTGGAGAAGATCGAAAAGGTTGTCTGGGCTGAAGCAAACACTGAGGGCGTAGTGGGCCGCAATGCTGTTCGTGGCGTTATCTTCAACCGCCTAGCCTCAGACCGTTTCGGGGATACTGTAGATGAGGTTCTTGTAGCAAATGAATTTGAGCCTCTGAATACATACGGCAGCTTTGATAAAATACCCATCTCCAAAGACCATCTGCTACGGGGCATGGAAGAAATAGTAGACTACATTCAGTTGGGCGATGATGCCTCTCAGGGTTCTACGTTTTTTCAGAATACAGCCACCACAGGGGCAAGGGGTACAAAGTTCAATGGCGACAACCCCATAAGTATTGGCAAGCACACATTCTACAGCAGCTACGGCAATCAAGAGCCAGTGGAAGACCTCTGGGGTTCCCACAATATTAGCGTTTCTTACGATGATCTTATCGAAGAAGATATGCAGCTTGCCCAAGCAAACTTTGCACTAGGCGGTCTCGCTACGGCAACCAAAGGAATTACCACATTAGAGGGAAAAGAAATGGCAGCAAAGAAATTTCAACTGGACGAAAAGAAAGCCGACACAAACCAAGACGGTGAACTCTCTACCCTCGAAAGAGAACTTGGTATTGCCTCACAGAGAAACGTCAATGATGAGATTTTGGATGATAGCAGCCTAGAGATGTACCACGGCGGTATGGCTTGTGGTTGCGGTGCAGAAGACGGCGAGTGCGGTTGCGGCGGCATAATGATGGACGGTCTTATGGGGTACGACACGGTATCTGGAAACCCCATACCAGTAGGCTCTCATGCAGAAAATGTACGCGATGACATCGATGCTAAATTAAGCACTGATGAGTATGTACTTCCAGCACACGTAGTTAAATGGCACGGCCTGAAGCATATCCAGATGATGCAGTCAGAGGCCGAAATGGGCCTTATGGCTATGCAGATGGACGGGTTAATTCACCATGCAGAAGAGGAACCCAGTGGCGAAGGAGTTAAGGACTCCGAAGTTTCGGATGAAGGTAATTCCGAACAAGAAGAAGCCGAAGAGGAAATCGAAGCATCAAAAGAAATTCCATCTGAAGAGGTGGATATAGAGGTCGCTGCCGTGGAGGTAGACGATCAATTAGACGATTCAGAGGATACGGAAAAGATATCCCCTAAATCAAAACCACTACCTGTGATTGTTAAAAAGAAAAAGTACGCATTCGCAAGTTAAATTGGATACCCGATTTTCGGACCCATATGAGGAAAGTATGTTAAAAAAAGAAAAGTATACTCGCGCACCAGAGCCTGAAGATGAGTTGACCTACAGCGAAGAAGTTGCCCAAGAGCAGCCCGAACCTGTGGAGAAACTTACCGCTGAAGAAGAGAGCTACAAGAAACGCTATCAAGACATTCAGCGCCACATTCAGACTGTGCGAGATCAAAAGGATCAAGAAGTAGCTGAAGTCAAAAAACAGTTAGACGAAGCTACTCGCAAGCAGATTAAATTTCCAAAGTCTGATGAAGAGGTAGAGGCTTGGAGCAACCGCTATCCTGATGTGGCAAAAATTGTAGACACCATAGCACGTAAGAGGGCTAACGAGGTGATGCAAGAAGGCGAAAAACGGCTTGAGCAGGTTGAAAAGTTTGAGAAGTCTTTGCAGCGCCAGAGTGCAGAGCAGGAGCTTCTAAAATACCACCCTGACTTTGTGGACATCAGACAAGATCAGAAATTCCACGATTGGGTATCTGAGCAGCCGTCTGCAATGCAGGATAGCGTCTATAAGAATAATACAGACGTTAAGTGGGCCGCTCGAACCATCGACCTCTATAAGGCTGATACAGGTAAGCGCAAGACCAGTAATAAGTCTGCCGCTGAAGCAGTAGGGCGCACCAGTACGTCTGCCCCTAAGACAGGCGAAAAGTCCGTATTCTCTGAAAGCATGGTGCAAGCTATGTCTGACAAAGAATACGAAGCTAATGAAGAGGCTATTACTGCCGCTATTCAGGCAGGTAGCTTCTCATATGATATTTCTGGCGCTGCCAGATAAACAAACCTACGCTAGTTGGTAAATAAAACACCTACTAGCGCTTTTAAAAACCAATTAACTATTGCAGTAATTGAATTAATGTGTTATAATGTAACCATTAGTTAATTAAGAGCAGGGCCACTCTAAGTAGTATACCCCTGCCTTACCCTCCAGATAATAATACAAAGTCCACCAGCAAGTTTAGACCCGCTCTGCGACACTCTAAACGAACTGACACTGATGTTTCATTGTCTGATCTAGCTGCTTCTCAAATCAACTTTAAACACAATCCCTGATTGATTTCAGAAGTTTTCTTTAGCCATTTCATACAAGGATCATAATAATGGCATTTCCAAAGGCATCAGGTTATACCAACCTGAACTCAGGTAACTTTTCACCAGTTATCTACTCCAAGAAGGTTCAAAAAGCCTTCCGCAAGGCATCTATCATTGATGCGGTGACTAATACCGATTACAGCGGCGAGATCGCTAATTTCGGAGACTCTGTTAAAATCATCAAAGAGCCAGATATCACTATCACGACTTATGAGCGTGGTACTGCGTTGGCTACTCAGGATTTGACAGATGCTGACTTCACTATGGTTGTTGATCAAGCGAACTACTTCCAGTTTGCCATTGATGACATCGAAGAAGCCCACAGTCACGTTTCGTTCCAAGATTTGGCATCTGATCGTGCAGGGTACAAACTGCGTGATACTTTTGATGCAGAAGTACTTGGTTACCTTTCTGGTTGGAAAACTCCTAGCTCATGGGCGCGGAATACTACAACCAATGGTACAAAGGCTGACAGCAGTGCTGGTTCAGACGAACTCTTGGCAGCATCAAAACTAGACATCACCGACTTTGGTGGTTCTGATATTGGTGGTACTGGCGAAGTAACCTCTATCCCAATCGCTGTTGGCGGTGGTGCTGGTGGTATCACTTCTCCGTTGGCTATCCTTAACCGTATCGCACGGCAAATGGACGAAGCCAATGTAGACACAGATGGTCGCTGGGTCGTAATTGATCCTGTATTTGCTGAAGTCCTCATGGATGAATCAAGCAAACTGATCAACAGTGACTTCGGCGGTGGCGATGAACTGCGCAATGGTAAGTTGCCCGGAAATCTTCGTGGCTTCTCTGTCTACAAGTCTAACAACCTTCCGTACTTGGGTACAGGTGCAGGTACTGCTGCTTCAGCAGGGTCTGAAACCAACTTCGGTGTGATGGTTGCTGGTCATGCGTCTGCTGTAGCCACAGCGGAGCAGATCGCTAAGACTGAGACTTTCCGTTCGCCAACAACCTTCGCAGATGTTGTGCGCGGAATGCAGCTATATGGTCGGAAAATCCTTCGTCCAGAAGCTCTGTTCACAGCGAACTACAACCTCGCTTAATAACTAAAGGTAGGGGCAATGGCACTTTCGCTAACCACTCAGGCCAAGAACGCTGCGCTTAATTCAGTAGTAGACCTAATCGATACAGGTTCTGGATCAGGCGCAGTCGTAAAAATCCTGACAGAGTTTGACTCTGAGTTGGCTACATTGCCCCTATCTGACCCTGCATTTGGATCAGCCCTTGATGGAGTAGTTACGGCTAACTCTATTGCAGCAGATACAAGCATCAATGCAGGGACGGCATCTAAATTCAAAGTCTATAATAAAGGCGGTGCAGAAATCTTATCTGGCACGGTCACATCAGCATCTGGTGGGGGCGACTTGCTGCTAACCACCACAAATCTAATCGTAGGGGATAGTGTGACTGTCTCCTCTTTCTCATTAACGATCTGAGGAACATAGGAGATATAACATGAGCCTCTCGAATACTTTTGAAACCCACACTCTAAACTACTTACTGACCACTACCTCAGTAACTCGCCCTACAGCATGGTACTGTGCATTATGCCTCAGTGATCCCACAGACTCAGCCCTTGGTTCTGAGGTATCTGGTGGTGGGTATGTACGGCAAGCTGTGACCTTCACAGTCTCAGGCAATAATGCCTCAAACTCTGCTGCAATTGAGTTTCCAGAAGCCACTGCAAACTATGGAACAGTGCAAGCAGTTATGATCATGCCAGCCTCTACTGGCGGCGCTGCTTCTGACATGATTGCCCATGCCCAGTTGTCTGTCGATAAGGCCATTAATACTGGCGATATCTTCCGTATTCCAATCGGTGATCTGGACATCAATATCGACTAATTAGGAGCGACTAAATGTCCATTCTCACAGACTACACGGAAAAAAAACTGCTTGACCATATCTTTGGTCAGGCAGCATTTACCCGTTCCAATGAGTTATATCTTGGGTTAAGTACGACTGCTTTTGCTGATAGTGATAATGGCTCCACGGCGGCTGCAAAAGAGCCAAGCGGCAGTAGCTATGCTAGGGTTAGAATAGACAACATCTCTGAATACAATACGTCTGGCGATGATATTCGCAACAGTTCATCTATTGACTTCGCTGAAGCCACTGGATCGTGGGGCAGTATAGGCTATTGGGGGGTATTTGATGGCACGGGTTCATCCGCAAATATGCTCATGCACGGGTCTTTTAGTTCCGCTACCACAGTAGCTTCTGGGGATCAGTTTAGGATATCTACAGGCGATTTTGAGATTAACTTCCCCTCTGCGATTTATGCAGCAGATAGTAACGCCACATATTCTCAGTGGAGAAAACAGATAGGCTATCGGCTTGGCTTTGATATTCTTGGCGCTTCTCCTAATGCTGACGAAGAATTTAGATATTATACTGACTCAAGCACTCAGCACGACAAGTTATGGTTGGCTGTAAAAACCTCTGCTTTTCCAACCTCTGGCCTTGGTGGAGCAGAAATTTCTGGCAACAACTATGCTAGGGTTAAGATACTAGATGCCGATGATAGTAGTGTAGATTTTTTCAATGCTGCCACCACTACTTCTGGAACAACGACCCTTACAAACGATGTAGCCATCTCCTTTCCCGAAGCCACGGGTTCATGGGGTAATATCAGTCATTTTGCAGTGTTTAGATCGTCCCTTGGTCAATATGGTAATACATACCCAGATTCAAAATACCCCATCATCTCAGGCGCACTGACTTCCACAAAAACCGTGAACAGCGGCGACCGATTAAGATTTGGAATTGGTGATCTCGTAATCACTGCAAGCTAGGATTAGTAATGGTACAACTAGCAGATAGAGTAAAGTTCTCTACAAACACTACAGGACAAGGCACGACTATAGCCGTTGGCTCCCCTGAGTCAGGTTATCAGTCCGTGCCTTCTTCTTTAGATGGTAAGACACTTCGGATAGTGATTGAGGATGGTTCCGCATGGGAAATTAGCACTGCTGTTTATGGGCATAGCTCATCAGAATTTACTAGCAGAACTCTTACTAGCTCAAGCACTGGCTCACTGCTCAATCTATCTGGATCAGCTAAAGTATTCATCAGCCCTAGTGCTTCTGATTTGCAGGAGTTGGTAGATTTCTCCTCGACATTTACCCTACCAACTTCCGATGGTACGTCAGGTCAAGTTCTAAAAACATCTGGCTCTGGAGCGCTTACTTTTGCTGATCCAGTTTCGAGCGAGGGTAGTACTCTTGAACCAGTAAAAGAAACTGAGTTCACAGCTACAGCTAACCAGACTACTTTTACTGTTACTTATGCCGCAGGTAATATAGCAGTCTTCCTTAACGGTTCTAAGCTAGGCGCTGCTGATTTCACTGCAACGAATGGTACATCTGTAGTCCTTGCCACAGGAGCTACTCTTAATGATTTAGTAGAAGTAGTAGAGTACGGCGCTCCTTTTGCTTCTCCTTATAGCTCTAGTATTCATACAGCTACGGCTAACCAGACAAGCCTTACAGTAGCCTATACGGTAGGCAAAGTAGCAGTCTACGTTAACGGCGTTAAATACCTTGTAGGTACTGACGTAACAGCCACCAATGGGACTAGCTTAACTTTTACCAGTGCTTTGTCGGCAGGAGACAAGATTGAAGTAGTAGAACATGGCGCTTTAGCTGATGCCGCA